GTCGATATCGACGATGTCCCTGCGGCGGTTGATCAGCGCATGGCCGATATGTCCTGATCGATACGGCATGGCGTACGATAGCGGCCTTTCGTGGCAAAATGAAACCCGTTGTCCGACTATTGTACCTTAGTAGCATATCTTGTGCCCGGCCGTGGCGATCAGGCGGTAGGATGGGCGAATATAACCTATATGGTACAAAAAGGTTGACATCGTCACGCTCATTCGGTACATAACGGGAACGCTGAAGAATTCCGAGTCGGGCCGGGGTGGCGGGGATCAAGTCCCGTTACGCTCGGCCGCTTGCGTTTCGGGGCCGGGGCGAATGAGGGGGAGATGGGGCATGGACAGCGGCGAAACGACCGAGGTCATGGTGGTGCGCCTGCCGGTGCGGGGTAGGCGGGTGCGATGGACCATCGCCCTGGAGGGCCTGTTCCTCGATCATCTCGCAGCGACGGGCGATATCCAAGCCGCAGCCCGCACGATCAATCTGCATCCGTCGCAGGTCTATTATCGGCTGCGCACCAACGCCCGCTTTGGCGAGGGGTGGGCGGCCGCGATCGAGGCGGGGTATCAGTCGGTCGAGATCAGCATGATCGGACAAATCCTGTCGTCCGACCCCGACGTCGGCGCCGATCAATCGACGAAGGGCCGGCCGTTCGATTGGGACAAGGCGCTGCGCCTGATGGCGCAGCGCGCCAGCCGTGCCGCAGGCAAGCCATGGCGTGGCGGCCCGGCCCGGACGGTCGCCACCCGCGAGGAAAGCGACGCGATCATCCTGCGACGCCTGTCGAATATCGCGGCGAAGGCGAAGCGCCTTGGGGAGGGCGCGTGACAGACGGTTCGATCGACTTGATCGCCAGGCTGGCCGCGATGACCCAGGTAGAGCGCGGACAGTTCATCCGGGGATTGCCCCTTGGCGTGCGGCGCGAGCTGTCGGAACGCTGGATCGGCGGGTGGGCGCGGTCGGGGCAGGCGCCGCCGGAGGGGGACTGGCGCATCTGGCTGATCCGCGCCGGGCGCGGCTTCGGCAAGACACGCGCGGGCGCGGAATGGGTGACGACGCTGGCGGCGGACAAGGATGCCGCAATCGCGCTGGTCGGCGCGACCGAGGCGGACGTGCGGCGGGTGATGATCGACGGGCCGAGCGGGCTGCGCGCGGTCGCCAAGACGGGGCGGATCCCGCGCTATACGATCCACAAGGGCGAGGTGCGCTGGCCCAATGGGGCGGTCGCCTATGTCTATTCGGCCGATGCGCCCGAGCAGCTGCGCGGGCCGGAGCATAGCGCGGCGTGGTGCGACGAGCTGGCCAAGTGGCGGCGCGGCGATGCGGCCTGGGACAATCTGATGATGGGCCTCAGGCGCGGCGCTGACCCGCGCGTGCTGGTGACGACGACGCCGCGACCGACGAACCTGATGAAGCGCGTGCTGCGATCGAAGGGGCTGGTCGAGACGCGCGGGACGACGCGCGACAATCCGTTCCTGCCGCAGGTGTTTGTCGATCATATCGAAGAGGCCTATGCCGGCACGGCGCTGGGCCGGCAGGAGCTGGACGGCGAGATGATCGAGGATCTGACCGGCGCCTTGTGGTCGCGCGCGCTGCTCGAAACGTGCCGGGGCGGTGTGCCCGACGATCTGGTGCGCGTCGTGGTCGGCGTCGATCCACCGGCGGGGGGACTGGAGGACGGCGCGACGGGCGATGACTGCGGGATCGTCGCGGTCGGGCTGGACGGCGATGGCGTCGCGCATGTGCTGGACGATGCGAGCGTCTCCGCCGCGTCGCCCGAGGGCTGGGCGCGGGCGGTGGCGGGTTGCGCCGCGCAACATCGCGCCGACCGGGTGGTGGCGGAGGCCAATCAGGGCGGCGCGATGGTGCGATCGGTGCTGATGGCCGCAGACGTGACGCTGCCGCTGACGCTGGTGCGGGCGAGCCGGGGGAAGGTGGCGCGGGCCGAGCCGGTGGCGACGCTCTATGCGCGCGGGCGGGTGCGGCATTGCGGGCGGTTCGTTGCGCTGGAGGACGAGATGTGCGGGCTGGTGGCCGGGGGCGGCTATCAGGGGCCGGGGCGGTCGCCGGATCGTGCGGATGCGCTGGTGTGGGCGGTGAGCGAGCTGATGCTGCGGTCGCAGGGGAAGGCCGGCGTGCGGGGGCTGTAGGGCGGGCCGTTGGCGTTTCCCTTCGTCATCCCGGCGAACGCCGGGATCCATGGACACGCGACGCTGGCGTCGGCGCGTATCCATTAGCCCCGCCGCACCCATGGATCCCGGCGTGCGCCGGGATGACGAAGGGGGGCCTCGTCACCGTGACATTACGGGAGATTCGACATGTGGTTGTTCGGGCGGAAGGGGCTGCGCGAGGGCGCGCGGCCGGCGTTGTCGCGTGGGGGTGCGGGCGTGGCCTTGGGGGAATGGCCGCGCAGCTATGAGGCGCAGGTGCGCGAGGCCTATGCGGGCAATGCGATCGCGCAGCGGGCGGTGAAGCTGGTCGCGGAAAGCGTGGCGGGTGCGCCTGTGGTGGCGAGCGTGCCCGACATGATGGCGTTGCTGGCGGCGCGATCGGGCGGGCAGGTACTGCTGGAGGCGGTGGCGGCGCAGCTGCTGTTGCACGGCAATGCCTATGTCCAGGTGCTGCGTGGTGCGGGCGAGGGGGCCGAGGGACAGGTCGGTGCGCTGTATGCGCTGCGGCCCGAGCGGGTGAGCGTCGAGGTGGACGCGGGCGGCTGGCCGACCGCCTATCGCTATGCGGTGGGCGAGCGGCGGGTGCGGCTGGATGCGGAGGGGCCGCGGCCGGATGTGATCCATATCCGCAGCTTCAATCCGATCGACGATCATTACGGCATGGGGTGCCTGGGTGCTGCCGCCGGGGCGGTCGCGGTCCACAATGCGGCGGGCAAGTGGAACAAGGCGCTGCTCGACAATGCGGCGCGGCCGTCGGGTGCGCTGGTCTACGATCCGGGCGATGGCGCGGCGCTGTCGGCGGAACAGTTCGAGCGGTTGAAGGCGGAGATGGAGGCGGGGTTCGCGGGCGCGACCAACGCCGGGCGGCCGATGCTACTGGAAGGGGGGCTGAAGTGGCAGGCGCTGTCGCTCAGCCCCGCCGACATGGATTTCGTCGGGCTGAAGGCGGCGGCGGCGCGCGAGATCGCGCTGGCGTTCGGGGTGCCGCCGATGCTGCTCGGCCTGCCGGGGGACGCGACCTACGCCAATTATCGCGAGGCGAACCGGGCGCTGTGGCGGCTGACGGTGTTGCCGCTGGCGGGGACGATCCTGACCGCGTTGGCGCAAGGGCTGGGAGGATGGTTCGAGGGGGCGGCGCTGTCGGTCGATCTGGATCACGTGCCGGCGCTGGCGGAGGATCGCGAGCGGCTGTGGCGCAGCGTGTCGGGCGCCGACTTCCTGAGCGTCGAGGAGAAGCGGCAGATGCTGGGAGTGGGGGCATGAGCGGGCCGGCACAGGATACGGGGGTGCTCGCGCAATTGATGGCGCAGGCGGCGCGCGAGGGCGCGGACCTGGCGACGATGCGCGGCATCGCCGAGGAGGCGGGCGAGCTGTCGGCGATGCGTGCGCTAACCCGGCTGGGCCTCAGCAACGAGGCGGCGCGGGGGGACCTGGCCGAACTGCGCGAGCTGCTGGGGGCGTGGCGCGATGCCAAACGATCGGCGTGGAAGGCGGCGGCGGGATGGTGCGTGCGGCTGGCGGGCGCGCTGCTGCTGACGGGGCTGGCAGTGAAGCTGGGGTTCGGCGGGTGGCTGGAGTGAGATTCGCCGGATACGCCGCGGTGTTCGATCGCGTCGATCGGGCAGGGGATGTGGTGCGGGCAGGGGCCTTTGCGGGCGCCGGACCCGTGCCGTTGCTGTGGCAGCATCGTGGGCGCGCGGTGGGGCGGATCGACGTTTTGGCCGAAGACGCGCGCGGGCTGCTGGTCGCGGGGGGGATCGACGATGCGGAGGTTGCGCGGATGGTGAGCTGCCGGGCGCTGGATGGCCTGTCGGTCGGCTATCGCCCCATGGTGGTGCGGCAGGGTGCGCGGCGCGAACTGCTGCGCGTGGCGCTGGCCGAGGTGAGTGTGGTGGCGGTGCCGATGCAGCCGCTCGCACGGATCACGCAGATCGGCTGATCTCGGTCGGCGGGCGGGCACCGCCCTCAGAATGTTTCAACGAGGAGAAGACGTATGGACGTGGTCGAAAGGCCGGCGCTGGATGGCGCGCGCGTGGAGCAGGCGGACGGGGCGTTCGCAGGCTTCGTGCGGACGGGGACGGTGCTGGAGATGAAGGCCTTCACCGGCGTCACCGGCGATGCGGGCGGCTATGCCGTGCCGCGCGAGGTGGACGGCGAGATCGCGCGGGTGCTGAAGGGCATCTCGCCGATCCGCGCGATCGCCAATGTCGTGACGGTGGGGTCGGCAGGCTATCGCAAGCTGATCACCACCGGCGGTACGCCGTCGGGCTGGGCGGCGGAGACGGCGGCGCGGCCGGAGACGGCGAGCCCGGTGTTCGCCGAATTGGTGCCGCCGATGGGCGAGCTGTACGCCAACCCCTCCGCCAGCCAAGCAATGCTGGACGATGCGGCGTTCGACGTCGAGGCGTGGCTGGCGGGCGAGATCGCGACCGAGTTCGCGCGCGCCGAAGGAGCGGCGTTCGTCGGCGGCAATGGCGTCAACCGCCCCAAGGGGTTCCTGACCGCGCCGGTCTCCACCGCCAAGGATACGACACGGGCGCTGGGGACGCTGCAATATCTGCCGTCGGGTGCGGCGGAGGATTTCGGCGCGGCGCCGGACGAGCGGCTGCTCGATCTGGTGCATAGCTTGCGGGCGCCGTACCGCCAGGGCGCGAGCTTCGTCATGAACGCCAACACGCTGGCGCGCATCCGTAAGTTCAAGACCGCGGACGGCATGCCGCTGTGGCAGCCGAGCCTGGCGGCGGGGCAGCCGGCGACGCTGCTCGGCTATCCGGTGGTCGAGGCGGAGGACATGCCCGACATTGCCGCCAATGCGCTGAGCATCGCCTTCGGCAATTTCCAGGCGGGCTATCTGATCGCCGAACGCGGCGAGACGGCGATCCTGCGCGATCCGTACAGCAACAAGCCGTTCGTCAGCTTCTACGCGACCAAGCGCGTCGGCGGCTGCGTCGCGGACAGCGCGGCGATCAAGCTGATGAAGATCGCCACCGCCTGATGGCGTGCGGCCTCCGTCTGGATGGACGGGGGCCGCTTTCTTTTGCGGGGAGAGCGGGATGGGAGCGGCGGCGATGCCGGCCGCGGCGGTCGCGAACGCGGCGGCTGCGACGGCGACCTATTTGCGGATCGGCGAGGCGCCCGATGCGGTGCTGCTGCGCGCGAGCGGCACGGCGCTGGGGCTGGCGGAGGCGTTCTGCGGGCAGATGCTGGTGGCGCGCGACTGCGAGGAGCGGTTGCAACCGC